TTGTGCTTGTGACTAAAACTTTAGCTTCTTTTAATCCTTCTTTACATGCTTCTTCACTTGAATGACTTGAGACATGGTAGTGATCAAAAGTTCCACTCACTAATTGTAACCATAATAGCACCCACATGGTTACCAACGTCCTTGCCATTTGCCGAGGAAATAGAAAAGGCAGAACAAGATACCACCACCGATGATAAAAATAACAATACCAATCCCAAAGTTAATAGCTGCATCTATCTGTTCCTGTTTTTTGTATAGTTCTTGTTTTCTTTTTCTACGCATCTGCGCTTCTATCTGTAATACTTCTTTCCATGCACTAGGTCCATATGTCCAAGAGATATGATCTTTGATTTCATTTCTCATTTGTTCCATTTTCTTTTTATGTGCAAAGATTTCCAAAGCTGTTTCTTCATCAGAACCTTTGAATGTTTTCTTCCAAAACGGAGGGTTCTTTTCTCTTTCTTCTAGATTAGTAAAGTCAGAGAAAGCTTTGCCCCATTGCGAAAGCTGCCCTGTCATTTCTTGAAAATCTTTTCCTGCTCCGATTGCTGCTTTTAGAGCTTTAAAGCTCCCTGTCGCTAAAGCAACGCAAGATACTGGGTCCATATTTAAATATCACCCTTTAACCAATAGCTTAGTTGCTGAAAGTGCTAACCCTGCTTCAACCGATGGACTACCTGCCGATGTTGCGAGAGTTCCATCAGATTGCACAAAATGTTTAGAGCCTACTGTTAATCCAGATTGAGCATCATCTATTGCACCCATAGTTTGAATTGTTGCAGTAGCACCATCTGCGTAAGCAGCATCAGCAATACCTAAATAATTATTTGCAGTAAGATTAGATGATGCAGTGCTTGTAGTTATCTTTCCAATTTCACCTTGGTTACCTGCGCTTCCATTTTGACCGCCTGCTAAATGTAGATTTTTAGAGGCGTAATAAGCACTCATAAGCTGCTTCATATTATCAGCTTGGAGACGAGTTTCATAATCTAAAACTGGAGTTGAGCCACTACAATCAACCATTGATGCCGTCCAATAATTGTTGTCAGCTGCGTCTCTCCAAGTAAATAAAAATTTATTGAGAATAGTGTCATAACTTACCGCTGTATAATGAGCAGTTCCATATCCTAAAGTACCTACTACAGTTATATTTGAACCGCTAATAGAAACATTTGCTGCACGTCCATCAGAATTTAAATGACGCCATAAAATAACAGTTTTTTGATTTATTGGGTCATAATGGACTTGAGGTTCATAAGGGTTACTAGTTGAAATAGTAACTGCAGTTCCTGCCGTAGCTGTCGTACCACTTATAGAAACAGTACAAGCTTCCAGAGTTCTAGGTGATTGTTTATTCCAAACTACAACAAATTTACTTTCTTGAATATTGTAAGAAACATGAGTATATTCACTTGCATAATTACTTAGAAGAGTTTCGCTACCCCACGATATACCAGTTGAAGACAAAGTTCCTACTTTACAAGCAACATAATTTTGAGCTGGTTTTACATATGTAGCTAAAACCTTACCACTAGATTGATCAATTGCTACAGCAGGGTAAAAAGCATTTTCAGTTGTAACTGTTGACGTATCAACAGTACTGTAAGCACTCCCATTCCAATTTATCAAATGATAATCAATTCTAGCATTACTTGAGTTTCGCTCAAGATATACAATTTTATCATAAGTCGTATCATACACAGCTAATCCCTGACCAACAGCTGGACCAGTAGTAATTTTACTGCTTATTGTATAATTAGTACCCTCTACTACATTATTTGAACTATTAAGAGTAATATTAATTAAACGAGCTACGTTATTACTTGGTCTAGTAATAATATGTACTGATTCACTTGTTGGGTCATACAAACACATATTTTTTTCGGCAGTTGAATGGAAAGAATACATACCTGACCTAGCAGGGTGTTGTTGATTAGCGGTCTGGATAACTTTTTTTACTGTGCCGTTTGCTTGCAGAATTACAGGGTCACCATTTGCAATAGCACCATCAGCAGTAGCATCAAATGAATTTCCTTGAATACCAGTTAAACCAGAACCATCGCCAACAAATGCTGTAGCTGTAGCTGTTCCAGTAAATGTTGGATTAGATATTGGTGCTTTCGTTGCAATGTTATTAGTTACAGTTGTAGAAAAGTTTGCATCATCACCTAGTGCAGCCGCTAGTTCATTAAGTGTATTCAGTGCATCTGGTGAGCTATCAACTAAGTTTGCAATGTCTGCCTTAACAAATGCTGTTGTAGCTATCTGTGTTGTGTTTGCTGAAGTTGCTGGGGTAGGTGCGCTTGGAGTTCCTGTGAATGTAGGACTTGCTAGTGGAGCTGCACCAGTAACATCTGCTACTGCGCCACTTGTTGCTACTGTTGCCAACCCAGATACTTCGGAAGCTGCTATTGCACCGTCAGCTAAAGGAGAACCTGTTGATATTAAGTTTGCTAAATCTCTTGCTTTAGACATTTAATTTCTCCTAACTATACTTCCCAACCAGTTTTATCATGTGTCCATACTGCCATTTGCCCACTCGTTCCTGTTGGGCCTCGCCAAGATTGAACACTTGAATGTCCATAAGAAATCTGTGTTGGGGAATTACTTAAAGTACCACCACCTAAGTAGGGAATTCTTAGTACACCAGTATTCCCTGCTAGGTAGTAACACTCATTTTCATATGAAAAAATTGAAGAGGTTTTAACGCCATTGCCTACTGCCGTATAAGTTTGACCCTGAACACCATTTGTATTTTTTCCAACAACTGAGCCACCTCTATCTGCATAAACCATTGATTTAGAATATGTTGGATTTGTTCCACTTGCTTCTATTCCAAACAAAACTTGACCATACGACATACTATTAGAGTACCCCATATGTTCAAAATGGCTTCGGGTAACTCCACTCCCTGCGCTTTGTTTAAAAGCTCCTGCTGAATATTCAGTAGAGTAGATATTTGCAAAATACTGATTTTGAGGCCAATTAACGACTATACCAAGTCGGTTATCATACCAGTTAGATGACCAATCATCATCATATGGAGTAGTAGCTTGATTAGTGTAGAAAGAACCCTCTGCTAAAGTGTAGGTTCTTGCCCAACCATAGCCATGTGTGGTTCCAAAATTACCAAATAAACTAAAATCTTCGATATTAGTGTTTGGCCCTCCATAATATTGACCTGAAATACCGCCTTGATTAGTTCTATTCCAACCAGTGCCTCCTGATTGATTTTGTCCTGTCGCAATAGTAATACCAAGAGAACTGCTATGACCCGCAAAGTTCCAAACTCGATTGTTAAAGGTTACTCCATATCTACCATTTTGTGCGTTTAAATTTATATTATTCCCAGAAATATAATGCCAATCTCCGCTATTTCCTTGATGGGAGCCAGTAGGCTGCATACCATAAATCGGAGTGCCGTTTCTTTCCATCCACATAATATTTGTTTTGGTGTCAAAAAACATACCATCCATACTAGAAAACCCACCCAAGGAATAAGCAGTTTGAAAATCTACATCAAAAAAGAATACCTCCGAACTACTACTATAATTAAAAAAGCCTAAAGGCGCATCTAAAGTTGGAGGTCTTTTGCCACCACCAGTACCTCGTCCAAAGCTTCGCAACGAGCCACCGCCTAGAGTAGCCAACATAGGAGCATATAAGACTTGTGGTTTTTTAGGAAAAATCATTATGACTATCTCCTATTAAGCGAATTGAGCTACTGAAGCTAAAACTGTAAATGTTGCTGAAGCTGTTTTAATTATGGTGAAAGTGTAAACATCAATACCAGAAGCATTGCCGCCACTAGGTGCGCTACCGCCCTGCCACTTGGGAGTAACCGATGAACCATCTACTTGGTAAGCGTTGAAATAGTAAGCAGAACTACCTTGAGTTGATAGAACAGCAAAACTCATACTTTCCCCAACAGCCATATTTGCATTTACATTAGAAAAATTGATTGTCCGGTTAGCTGTTTGGTTTGTGTTTAAAAAGACAACTGCTTGTACTGTACTATCAACAGCAAGCGTTCCTGACGTTGATGTATCAATAGTTGCTTTTTCGACTATTTCATTAATATTTAATGGGCCATTTACAGCCAGACCTTTGTTAAAATTCCAATTATCCGTAGCTGACGCATAGGTTAAAGTTGCAGATGCACCGTCTACAGTAAGACCAGCGTTATTTGCTGCGGCTGCGTCTGCTGCGCCTTTTGCTACTGTAATGTTAAGGTCATCAACATCTAAAGTAGTTGAATTAATAATAGTCTGCGTTCCGTTAACCGTAAGCGACCCATCTATAACAACATCACCATTTGCGTCAGAATTAACTAAGGGTATCCAGTTACCGCCATGTGCGTAGTACCCCTTGCCTGTTGCATGAACATGAGCAAACATGCCATGATACGTTGAGGCGCTTGGAAGGTCTGATAGTTGTGAGTAGACGTTTGCGTAGGTTATTTTGTTAGAACCAAAGTCTACGTCACCAGTAAATGTAGCGCCAGATAAAGTAGCATAGTTAGCCCCTGCTGCTTGTACGGCCGCTACCTGAGTATTACCTTCTGCTGTTACTAATCCTACTTGAGTAATGCCTTCGGCCTGAACAGAGCTTAGTGATACTGATGGTTGTAAGGCTTCAACGGCTTTACCTAAGAGTAAGAACTCTTTTGCATCCGTTGTGCCACTTGTGTTGTTTAATTTAGTGGTAAGGTTGGATTCAACCGTTGTTGTATTTATAGCCATATTAAATTCCTGCTAATGCTAGTGCCTCAACTTCATCAAGAAGGGCATCTGTTTGAGGTTTAGTATAGTGGCTTGATAAAGTAAAAGTTCCAAAACCAACGATAGCCACAGAATCGCCAGTATTAGCTGCAACATTTAAAACAATAGAACTTCCGTTTGTTGCTGTTATATCAGAAGCAGCAAGTTTTACACCATTAAGATATACATCTACAAATCCTGCATCATAAACGCATGGGAATGTAGTAGTAGATCCAGTATAAGAGCCTGAGTTTGTTCCTACGACATACTCAAATCTTTCTGATGTACCGTTTACACTTGATCCTGCATTTTGAAAACTCTGACCATTGTAAACCTTCATAGTGTTTACGCCAGTAGCAGAATCAAACCATAACAATCCTAAATTTGGATTACTTGGTGCTGTATTACTAATTATGTATTGATTACCAAATGAATTTACAGAAGTAAGATTGTTAGCAACAGTATTAACACTAGATATTGAGCCACCAACATTATTTATATTTGTAATAGCCCCAGCAACAGCGCCAATATTATTTGATCCTGTTAAATCTGCCGCAACAGTATTAATATTTTGAGTAGCTGCACTATTTGC